TGATATGACCATTTTTTTCCAGACTACTATTCCAATTTTTTATAGTTCTAATATCTTTATTATACATTTCAGCTAATGTTTCATCCGATGCATAACAATATCCATATTTTCTAGCTAATCCTGATAAAACACCAAAATGCAATTTAGCGTTTGGCTCTAAATTATTATCAATTAAAACTTCATAAGGAATCAAAGCCACGTATGGAAAATCTAAAGATTTTTTAGAATTTTCTAAATTTTCTTGTTTATTATTATTAGTTTCTGTAGAATTACTCATATAAATGCTCCTTTATTGAGTGTTTATGAGACATATAAATGCTCCAACATTTATTGTATATCAGCGGTTAACTGATAAAGGATTAAAAAAGTTTCGGGCGTTTCGTCCATTTTTAAGCAATTAAAACAAATTTATTAGGTTCCTGTAAATAAAAAAGCAGGAATCTATCTTTTTTTTCATGAGAATTTTTTTATTGTTAAATTCAAAAAAAAACTTTATAATATGCTCTTTTAAGGTATAACAAATCATTTTTGCATAAAAACTCCATTAAAAAAAGGAGGTATTTTTTTTAAAATTCAATGTTGATTTTTTAGCCTACTAGCCCACATGTAGGTTTTTTCAACAAAATTTTTAGTTTAGAATCATAAGAACCTAAATCAACTTAAACCCTCTGAAATACGAGGGTTTTTTCTTGAAATGTTTTTTCTATCAAGTTATTATTTGAATTAGCGTTTTAAGTAGTTCTCCTTTTTAAAATATAGAGGTGTTTTTTTAAATCATATTTTCGTGCTAAATCCTGTCGCAAGATGGGATTTTTTTTATTGTTAAATATCATTTTTTAACATAAATTGATCTAAGACAAAACACTCATTACATAAAAATTCAGAGCCACTAACTTAATAGTGGCTTTTTTTTAGGCTTCTTTAATTTTTAATAACGAAGGTAATAAGTACGAAACTTCGTTCTTTCTATACTTTTCTAACACTTCATCAGTAATATTTAAATCTTTTAAAAGCTGTTTGTAATCTATATTACCTGGTTTTACAACTCTTTGTATTTTAACTCCTGCTTCAGGAATTATACAATTGCCGTCATCTGTTTGCTCAAATAGCTCTTCTCTTGCCCTTTTTTCCTCTTCAATATATTTAGCGGCATTCATCTTAGCTAATGCCCATTTAATGCCTTTTTGAACCGCTTCTTCTTCAATAAGCTCGATATAATCCTTTTCAGTAAAAGGAGGAGGTACTTGGGTTTTTAAATATTCGTAAAATTCAAATTCTTTATCAATCAATGCTTCAAGAAATTGTTCATCTCGTTCAATAACAATTGTAATAGGTTCTTTATCTGGCCTATAAGCCAAATAATAGCACTGTTGCTTTCCTGATGCATAAAGCTGATGCTGAATTTGATCAAAATAATAAGGAGGCACAAGTCCTTTAGTCGCTTTATCATATGTTGCTTCTCCGCATTTAATTTCTAGTATGTATTCAGAATTCTCGTCATAACCGTCTAATGATGCCATTATCCAATCTTTTTCCTCATGAAATATTACTTGAGGGTGGAAATTAGTATTATTATTTTTGTTGAACCAATCTCTAGCCTCTAGCTCTAAGATATTCCCTTCTTGCATAGCTGCATTGGAATACTCAACATCTTCTAAATCAAGTTTTTGTCTCCATAACTTTAAAGGATTGTTTCCTCTAAATTTGTTTGTTCCGTTTATTACCGATGCATCTGAAGATGTTATTTTATTTTTTCTAACTTCCAACCAATCATCGGAACCTTGGATTAAATCTGATAGTATCATTTCTTTTCCTCCTTTTTTAATTTTTTATAAAATTCATTTAAAAACTTTGTTCCTTCTTTTTGAAGGGCTTTTATTAGGCTTTTCTTAACCTTTTCATCAATAAAAGAGACGTAAGGATAAAAAATCCATTTTCTCTTTTTCTCCTCCTCGTTCTCTTCTTTCTCTTCTTTCTCTGTTAGTTCTTCCTCATCTAAAACATATTTACCTGGCATTAGAAAAAAATATCCTTTCTTTGTTTTGGATACACAGATACCTCTTATATCTAAATTGTAATCAATGATATAAATATGAAGAGTTCCGAGATATTTATTATTCTCTAATGGATAAAACTCAACGATTTCTATTTTCATTGCTTTCTCCTTTTTTTTCGATAAAGCTTCTTATATAGTTTAACACACGAGGATATTGATTCTTAGAAACTTTGCTTAAATTATTAGTTCTAATAGCTCTATAAACAGCGCTTCTATCATCTGAATCTAATTTGCTCATATATTCGTTCAATGTATTTATTTCATTAGGATCTATTGTTTCATTTAACTTTTGATCTCTAATTTCAGTTGCGTCATTGTCAGGATCGGCATTAACACAACACATCGATGCAATCTGATATCTTTTAATATATGTTATTTGAGCTCCTATCTCTTGCATCTTCTTATTGTTTATATCAATAGGGAAAACAGATTCTGCAAATACTTCATTATTTTTGTATTTGATCTTTGTTTTCATCCAAGCTTTATCATTTTCATATGTCATTTCGTGAAGTATGAAAAATCCATTTTCTAATAAAGGTTGTTGAACACATCTAAGTATTTCATTTAAATCTGCATATGAAAAGTTTGTAGATCCATATTTAACAGTTTTATTAAAAGTTGGAGCTTTAAACTCTTGAGATGCTTTTATATAATCTTCGATCATATTGTTTTGTTTTTTTTCAGGCATTTTATTTTCTCCTTTTTTTAGGTTTAAACTTCATAATCTATATCTAAATCAAAAATATCAAATTCTAAATCTTCTTCTTCATCTTCTTCATCTTCATCTAAGTATATTGGATATTCATCCCATGCTGGTATTGGACTCATTTTTACCTCCGTTTTTTTTCACATTATCAAATTTTTGATTTTCTTTATTGATCTAATATTAACATATTGTTATTATTTATGTAAACGAAAAGTTTATAAAAAATAACAAAAAGATAAGGAGCTTGCCTAAATGAATCTAAATGAATGGTTTAAGGAAACAAGATATAAGCAATATGAATTTGCTAAAATGATAGGGGTAACGCCTGTAGCTGTAAGTAATTGGTTGAAAGGAAAAAGAATTCCGAAGTATAAAACATTTAAGAAGATAAAAGAAATAACAGGTGGAAAAGTTACCTATGAAGAAATGCAGTCACAAATACAAAGCGATACCAACGATAGTTGATAACATAAGATTCCCTTCTAAGAAAGAAGCACGCTACTATGGTGAGCTCAAACTAAGGCAAATGGCTGGAGAAGTTAACTACTTCCTTATGCAAGTACCATTCGAAGTAGGAGCAGGAATTAAATATAAACTAGATTTTATGGAGATCTGGAATGATGGATCTATTCATTATGTGGATGTAAAAGGCTACGAAACTAAAGAATTTAAATTAAAAAAGAAATTGGTCGAAGAAAAGTATCCTATAAAAATAGAAATAAAATAATAATTCAAAAATTATATTTTAAATACTTATCAATTAAACTTACAATTTTTTTTTTTTGACTAATTTTTTATATAGCTTTTCTGCATTGATTGGTTCAAAGTCATGTTCAATTTCAAATGGAATGCCTTTAATTTTATGTGTCATGATCTCCTCTAATCCCACATATCCATATTCAACTTCATCACCATCTAATATTGAATAAATAGCATTATCATCTTGTTCGGAGTAAGTTATTAAATACCAAGTCCAATTAACTAAAGGATGGGTTACTTTAGCAACGACGTCTAATACGTCATTTTCTCTTATTAAATGCTCTTGGTCCCTTAACTTATCTTCTAACTCTTGATCTACGACTAACATTTTAAAATCTCCTTTCTTCACAAACTAAAATTATAATCAACAATCAAGTTACTTACAATAGACAATTTAGAAACTTGTTGTCAAAAATAAAATTTATTTTATTATGAAGATAGGATAACCAAAGGAAAAAGATGGAAGAAAATAATAAAGATCAAAATAAATGTGAGATATTTAGATTTCCTCGTGAACTATCATTATCGGATAGAGTTCACTGCTATGCAATAGCAACCTTTTTCAAACCAGTAAGAGAAATGAATAATGCAATCAGAAACCAAACTGCTAGTGAATAAAGGGGGAAGACCTCCTAAAGATCTAGATAAGGAACAGATAAAAGAATTAGCTCGAATCAACTGCACAATGAAAGAAATAGCCGCTGTAATGAAGTGTTCAGTAAGAACTTTAGAACGCGGTTATGACGACATTATAAAAGAAGCTAAAGAACACGGCAAAAGCTCTTTACGTCGTCATATGTGGAAGTCAGCAGAGAAAGGCAATGTAACAATGCAAATATGGCTTTCTAAGCAATTACTTGGAATGAGAGAGCCAGAACCGTTGGAAGATAAAGCAGTTGCTAAAGGAGCGTTTAATTATTGGTGGGAAGAAATGACTAAAGAAAAAAAGAATTATGATAAATCTAAGTGATAAACAAAAACTCACTTTAGAAGAATCAACAGCTAGAATTAATATCTGGGAGGGTGCCGTACGTTCAGGGAAATCATTTGCATCCATTCTACGATTTCTCAAGTACATTCAAGAAGCCCCTCCCGGTAACCTTATCGCTGTAGGTAAGACAGCATCTACAATAAAGAATAACATCGTTGATCCTATATTAGAATTAATAGGAGCAGATGGTAAATATTACGTGGGCAAGCGTGAACTTAAACTTTGGGGAAGACAAATTAATTTAATCGGTGCATCTGACGAGAGAGCCGAAGGTATAATAAGGGGATCGACGTATTCGGGAGCATATGTTGATGAAATAACGTTAATTCCTCAAAGTTTTTGGACTATGCTCTTATCGAGGTTATCGAAAGCAGATGCTAAATTATTTGGAACAACTAACCCTGATACTCCGTTTCATTGGTTTAAAGTTAATTATTTGGATAGGCAAGAAGAACTAGACCTAAACCATTGGAAATTTCAGTTAGAAGATAATCCATCACTTTCTGAAGCGTTTAAGGATAGTTTAAAAAAAGAGTATCAAGGACTATGGTATAGAAGATACATTAATGGTGAATGGTGCTTAGCGGAGGGGGCAGTCTATGACTTCTTTGATGAAGAGCTTCATTGCATCAACTTTAATACAAATATAGCTACATATTATATAGTTGGAGTAGACTATGGCACTACGAACCCCACAGCCTTTACTCTGACGGGTTATAATCCAACCGTGTATCCCAATATGTGGGTAGAAAAAGAATACTATTATGATAGCTTAAAACACTTCAGACAGAAAACAGACTCTGAATTCGCTAATGACCTTAAAGAGTTTATTAAAGATCATCCCGTTAAAAACATATATATCGATCCTGCCGCAGAAAGCTTTAAAGTCGAATGTAGAAGATCGGGAATACCAAATATTGTTGATGCTAAAAATGATGTTATAGATGGAATAAGGTTTGTATCTTCCTTATTAACTAACGGTACGTTAAAGATCTGTAAGTCTTGTCAAAACTTAAGGAAGGAATTCCAAAGTTATTCATGGGATCATAAAGCAAGGGACCTAGGCGTAGATAAGCCAGCTAAAACTAACGATCACGCGCTCGATAGTCTTAGGTATCAACTGTTTACGCACTTCGGACAGAACATGGGCGAAGAAAATAGAATGTCAAAAGAACGACTTCAAGAGATGAAAAGAAAATACTTAGGAGAATTCTAATGATTTATTTAATAACAATTATTCTTATAATTAATTTTTTAATTCTAACGAATATATATTCTTTAGCTAAGAATATTATTTATTACCTACCTTTAATATATAAATCTTTTTATTTACATGAGGATTATGACGAATGGTGATATTATGTTTAAAAAATTCAAAATCAAAAATCATTGGCACGATTACAAAGATAGCCATCCAGATCCAAACATAGAAATAATAACTTTTTACTTACAGCAAAGCGATGAAGGAACGGCATGTTATATTAGCGAGATTATGAACTCTAAATTCATTACAAAAATTCAATCTCCTTTTATTTATTGGTGTGAGTTTCCAGAGATACATTATTAAGTAAAAAAAACTTTTACAAATTAAATTAAATTATTTAATGTGACATTAGAGGAAGGTATGCATTATGACAGTTAGACTACCAGAGGAATTTTTCGTTGACGGCGACCAATCAATACTAAAAGTGATGGAAGAATCATTCGATATCAATGCACAAGCAAATCAGACATTTTGGCTAGAAGGAACTAGAGATGTACGTTTTAAAGCAGGTGATCAGAATCTTTGGAATGAACTCTATATGAATTATCCCGTTTTTCAGAGAAAGAAATTCAATTTCAATAGAATTAGAAGAATAGTAAATATGATAGCAGGGTTTCAAAGAAGAAACCGAAAGACAACAATAGCATTACCAGTTGAGGGATCGGATGAAGAAACGGCAGATCAGTTTTCGACTCTTTTAAATTGGGTAAACACACAAGGAAACTTTTACCATATAATATCAGAAGCATTTGAAGGTGCGTTAACAACAGGAATGAACCTTCTTTCTATGTGGATGGACTATAGGGAAGACCCTATAAACGGACAAATTAGACTAGATAATCTCTCTTATAACGGTATTCTAATGGATCAGTTCTTTAGAAAGCCTGACCTATCAGATGCAAATTTCGTATGGACTAGAAAATATCTATCTAAAGATCAAGCAGCTTCTTTGATGCCTGAAAGACGTGAAGAGATCATGCAAATGCAAGGATCTAGAAGAGACGATAAATTTACATTCGAGCCTGAAAACTTTAATATCTTTAATAACAAACTGCTATCTTATGATGAGTATTGGCATTTAGATTATCGACCAGCAACAATATTAGTTGATTCTCAAAGCGGTGAAACGATGGAGTGGCAGGGTAATAAAGATAATTTAAGACAATTCTTAAGACAATTCCCTCAGATTTCAACTCAAGAGATTGAAAAGCAAACGGTTAAACTAGCTGTTGTAATTCAGAATAAAGTTATGTTCCATGGGCCAAACCCATATGGAATAGATAAATATCCTTTCATCCCTGTTTTAGGATATTTCGAGCCTGATAGTCCTTACTATGAGTGGAAGATACAAGGGGTGGTTAGAGGATTAAGAGATGCGCAGTTTCTATATAATAGAAGAAAGGTAGTTGAGTTAGATATCTTAGAGTCTCAGATTAATTCTGGCATGAAAGTAATGGAAGATTCATTAGTAGATGATAACGATGCGTTTATGTCTGGTCAAGGAAGAGCGTTATTCGTTAAAAAAGACGCTCCGATGGGAATGGATTCGGTTCAACCGATACAACCTCCTCAAGTTCCTCCATCGATGATGCAGTTATCGCAGATGTTGGGTGAAGAGATAAACCAGATATCTGGAGTTAACGAAGAGCTGCTTGGATCAGCAAACGACGATAAAGCGGGTATTTTGAGTATGTTGAGGCAGGGTGCGGGTCTCACTACGCTGCAAACATTATTTGACAATCTAGATAGGTCACAGAAGCTTATGGGCGAATTGACTATGGAGCTTGTACAAAAAAACTTCACTGCAGGTAAAGTCCAAAGGATTTTAGGGAAACCACCGACAGAGCAATTCTTTAACAAATCATTCCAAAAATTCGATTCCGTAGTTACAGAAGGTTCATTAAGTGAAACTCAAAGAAAAGCTTCTTTCTTAGCTCTTATGGAAATGCAGAAACTAGGTATTGCTATACCACCAGATATATTAATAGACAAAGCTCCTATCCCTGAGAAGAAAGACTTACTTGATTCAATTAGAAAACAGCAAGAAATAGCTCAACAGCAACAACAACAACAACAAGAACTACAAGCGGCTCAAATTAAAGCTCAAATCGATTTAACTAATGCAAGAGCACTAGCGGATCAAGGACTTGGTGTTGAAAGAATATCTAGAATAGAAGAAAACAAAGCATTAGCAGTAGAAAGAAGAGCTGAGGCTATTAAAGACTTAGAATTAGCATCATTAGATAAAGCTAAAGCAGCTAAAGAGCTGCAAGAAATAGATCTTAACCAGCTACAAAAGGTAATAGATATCTTAAATCAAATTCAAGCTCAAGATATTGAAAAATCGAAAAAATTAGGACAGTCTCTTATAAGTAGTAATCAACAAGGAGTTTCTGCATGAAAGTAACATATGAATTTAATCTAGTTGAGCAAAATGATGATTTTTACACTCATCAAGTATATGAAAGAGCTCATTCTATGTTTCAGGCGTTAGTAGATATAGAGGATTATGTAGGCGGCATTGCCAATGGCTTTGATGATGATGATAAGGAAAAAATTTCAGAAAAGATATTGGATATAATTTATGAGAGCAAAATAAGGGAAATAGAATGAAGAAAAAATTAATAAAAATTATTGATAGTATTGCAGATTTATTAAAATTCTTTTTAATGTGTAGCAATACATCAAAAAAGGTACAAAAGAAAAAACCAATAAAAAGGAAGAAAAAATGAAAGATGATTTCATAGATAAAAATATTGAACAAATATTAATTCGACTTATCGTCTTGGAGTGGTATTTGGATGGTTTGAGTGAAAAAGATATTAAGAATGTTAAAAAGCTTATTAAATTCTTAAAAGACGAAGTAAATGACTATCTTAAAATATTAGATAAATTCTATTTTGGTAAGAAAGTTACTGTTAAAAGTGTAACTCGTAGCCCTAAAAAGGCACCTACTAAGAAACCGTCAATCAAAAGAAAAAGGAGTAGATAGATGCCTTTGAAAAAAGGAAAAAGTCAAAAAACCATTTCTTCTAACATATCAGAATTAATGAAAAGTGGAAAGAAACAAAAGCAGGCAGTTGCTATTGCTCTATCAGAAGCAGGAAAATCTAAAAAGAAAAAGAAATGAACAAATTTTTATTTATTGTTTTAGTGGATATATTTCTTACTGGGATGGATATCCTAGAAGCCTACGAAAAAGGTTATATTGAAGAATGGTATGAAGAGCCATATGAAATTGGAAGTGATGATGATTATCCATGGGTAAAAAAGTTTATTGAAAAAGGAATACAATGAACAAACTTTTATTATCTTTAACAGCTTTATTATTAATTAGTTGTATAAAAACAACGGATCATACACAGGTATATAGAATAATTCGTGAAAAGTTTCCTCAAGATGCTTTAATCGATAGAGCTATTGAAAAAACATTGAAACCTGATCCTCCTTTGAATTTAAGATTTTTTCAGCCTAGGTATGATCCTTTAGAATTTCTTAAATGGAAGAGAATAGAATGGCAACAAGGGTATTTTTTACCTCAAGATCCTAATTTAATGAGTACCTATGAAAGGCAATGATTTAATATCTGACGATCTAAAGCATAAATGCATTAATAATTATCCCCAAATGGTTTGGCTTAATAATAATTATTTATTTGATAGTCCTATTTTTCCTGATAATTTTAATGAATTCGTATTTGTGATCAATGAATTATCAAATTTGCTAACAAAGGATATAAATTGTATTTAAAAATATATTGACATGACAATTTATTATTTTATATAAGAAACGTAAGAGGTGGACATATGGGAAAAGAATTTATTCAGCAAGCAATTAAGAAGCCTGGAGCATTAAGAAAGAGCTTAGGCATAAAGAAAGGAAAAGATATACCTGCAAAGAAACTTAAAGCTGCTGCTAAAAAGCCTGGAAAACTGGGACAAAGAGCTCGTTTTGCAGAGACCCTAAATAAACTAAGGAAGAAGAAATAAGAAAGAGTCATTCAAGGGGAAACCCGCGATTGTAGGAAGACTGCTAGCACTTCCGTCTTTCATAAAACAAGGAAGAAGAATGGGAAAAGATTCAAAATACATGATGAAAAGCAATAAGAACCATCCAGATGGACAATCTGCTGGTTTAGCACCAAGAGCTACTCCCGCTAAAGGTAAAGTTTCTGCTCCGAAAGAAGCTTCAGCTTTTTTAGCATCTAGAGGAGAGCCTGAGAAAGGTTCTGTAACATTTAGAGACGGAAGATATAATTAATCTTTGATCGGGCATTAATCAATATTTTCTCCAAAAATACGGAATTCTCCAACGCTGCCCGATCTTTTTTTATAAGGTGAGAGATGAAATCAATATATGAAGATAGAGAAACAATAGGAACGCAGCTTCTTAAGACTGAAGAAGAGCATCAAAAGTTAGAGCCTATTTCAGCAGGAGAGCTATCTCATGAGATGGGAAAAGGTATAATGGCTCGTATAATTGATGTTGTAGAGCAATTTAGCGGTGTTTGCGATAAACTCTATATTGAAACGTCAATTCAAAGAGATCCAATATTTAAAAATAGAAAGTTCACACTGATACCTAAGGTTTCAAGGACACTACCTTTAATGCAACCTAATCAAGATGTATGGTTTGTTGACTATGTTAATCAAAAATTTGAGCATTTATGGGGATTGCCGTCTCGATCTGAATTCGAATTAGTCTTATCAAATGATAGTCCAGATAACGCAAAGAACGTTGAATGGATTAATATTTATCTAAAGCTTGAAAAAGAAGCTAATAAGAAAAAAAAACATAAGCTGATGTAGCTCAATTGATTAGAGCACTCGACTTGTAATCGAACGGTTCGGGGTTTGAGTCCCTGCATCAGCATTTTATTAAAGTAATGGGAGAAATAGGATTCGAACCTATGAAGATTTAAAATCAATAGATTTACAGTCTACTTCCTTTAGCCACTTGGATATTCTCCCAAAAATTTGTTTGACATACATAATAATATAGCATTTTCATTCAATATGTCATGTAATATTTCGTGAGATTTCATTTATTTTCCTTTTTTAAATTTTTCTATCAAAAATTTAACATTTCACAATTTACTTTGC